GAAGCTTATCCGTTCCCAATTGGTAATTACCAATATGCAATCGGTAAGATCAACGTTGCGAAGGATGCATATCGCCAGACATACAAGTGTCTCGCTACATTTGCCGCCTTCAATAAGTCCGTACCACTTCAGAAGAGGATTTGGAACTTCTCTTCCGGCTTGATGACGAAAGGTAAATACAGCTGGTACTCTCCTTCTTTGGGCATGACTCAAAAGGAACCAGATGCCGCCGTACTGGAATTCACCTCTAACTTCGGACGCTAATGATCATTGATGCAGAATACACTGAAGATGATATCATCAAAGCTGAGATTGAAAACCTCACTAAAATGATCCATGAAGTAATGGAGGGCATTAAGCAAGCCCAAGCAAACCTGACTAAGATGGCAGTTGTCCGCGACTACCTTCTTAAAAGCATTGGAGACTCAGATCAGCAATTGACCTTTGGCTTCGACGCAATCGATGCAGAGCAGACTGCTAATTAAATCTGCGTAACCCACAGCCCACATCGGTCTATGTTCAAACCGATGTGGGCTTCTTTACTACCCCAATTATGAACACACAACATGGATACATACGCAATCGACTTCGAGACATACTATGACAAGAGATGCTCGATCAAAACATTAGGCCCGTTGGGCTATTTTTCTCATCCCGATTTCGACGCCTACATGGTGTCAGTCATCGGAGATAACGGAGTCAAGTTTGTTGGACACCCCAAAGACTTTGACTGGTCACTAATTCAAGACAACCGTGTCTTGTCTCACAACGCCTCCTTTGACGAATCGCTTTACCTTTATGGGGCGAGACAGGGATGGTGGGATAGTTACACTGCCGCCGAGTGGCATTGCACTGCCGACATGGCCGTATACTGTGGGCTCCCGCGATCCCTCAAAGGAGCTACTGCCGAAGCCTATGGTCTCAAAGTAGACAAGTCTACGCGAGACAACATGAGCGGAAAGAAGTGGGAGAACATGTCTCCAGACTTTAAGAAAGAAGTCAGCGATTATGCCCTCAAAGATTCGGAACTCTGCTTGAAGCTCTGGCAAGATTACTCTGACAAATGGACTGAGAAGGAGCGCGAGATAAGTCTAGTCAATCGGCGTTGCATACAGAACGGCATCCCGATTGACGCCGAACTTCTCAAGAGACAATTGGAGACTATCAAGAAAGAGTTATTCGACGCAGAAAATAATATTCCTTGGATCGGAGATAGACCATTACTGAGCCGACCAGCGTTTGATGACCAGTGCCGCGCCGTTGGAATTGAGCCACCAGCCAGTTTGGCAGAAGGTGATGCCGATGCCCAAGAATGGTTGCGTGTAAACGGACAGAAATATACATGGGTCGGAGCCGTCAAAAACTGGCGTCGGATCAACGCACTCAAATGCAAATTAGAGTCTTTTGATTTTGCGACAATGTCTGATGGTCGTTTCTACGGAAACCTCATGTACTTCGGAGCGCACACTGGTAGGTTCTCCGGATCTGGTGGGAATCTCAATCTTCAGAATCTTCCGAAGGATGAGATGTTTGGTGTGAACATGAGACACTTGATTGCGCCGAAGCCGGACCGCAAACTTGTCGTCGTAGATCTTTCTCAGATCGAAGTACGCACTCTCTGTTGGTTGGCTAAAGATCATGAGACAATGGAAGAGATCAAAGCTTCCGAAGACATCTATGAAGCCTTTGCCATCCGATTTGGACTGTGGTCCAAAGACAGAGGATCTCTACGCAAAGATCCCAAGATGCGACACAAAGTTAAGGCGATGGTGTTGGGCTGCGGCTATGGGGCCGGAGCCCCAAAGTTTGCTATCATGTCTGGCATGACAGAGAAGGAAGCTAAAGACGCTGTCGATCTTTACCGCCTAAAGATGGACAGCGTAAAGAAACTCTGGTCTAGCTATAACGCAGATATTCGCGGATCGTTTAGTATCGAAACCAACTTCACTGTCGACCTTCCAAGTGGTCGCATACTAAACTACGGACGATTGCAGATCCACAAACAGGATGAAGATAAAGTTCTCCACATAGCGTTGATGCCGAAGAACGGGAAGCGTATTCCTGTGAAACTTTGGGGTGGGCTGGTAGCAGAAAACGCTAGCCAAGCACTCGCCAGAGATATATTCAGTCACATGCTTTGCGAGATCCATCGTATGCCTCACGCCGATCTAATCATGCACGTACATGACGAAGTTGTTGTGGAGACTGACGCAGACAAAGCAGAACAAGTCCTATCCGAAATTATCAGCATTATGTCAACTCCGCCGCCGTGGATACCCGATATCCCACTCGCAGCTGAAGGAACAATTCTAACCAAATACGAAAAATGAGCTACCGTTACCTTAAAAATCTACGCGAAACAAAAGCAGTCAAAGCACAAAGCCTTAACAGCCTACAGAAGCCAAAACCAAAGTTTGCATCCAAAGCGGACTTCCGAGCATGGTGTTCCAACGCCACCACAGACCACGTGTTCTATAACATGGTCGAAGGCAGTACGCCATCGAAGCGCATCAGCAACGACAATCCACCGAACAAGATCTATGGTGTTGTTGCTGACTATGACGCTCCAGTGAATTGGGGCAATATCGATAGCGATATCGCGGCTAAGTGTGGTGTGAATATGCCATCATGGCGTACCAAAACTCAGTCTGGATATCTGCGTCTCGTATGGGAATTCGACAATGGAATCCCAATTGCTCCGGAGATGTTCGACGCGTTCATGAAGCAGATGAACTCGTCCCTAAAGCTGGAGCGCCTCTTCGCTGGATTCGATAGTACGTCGCTCCGTGCGAGTCAGTACTTCGAGTTGGGTGAGGACTGGCATAGCTTGGGTGGTCACGTCTCTGACGCTATGGTCCAGACGGCTTTGATGAAAGCCGCCAACGAACACCCGCCACAATCGTCAGACACTTCGATCCCAATTGCGGTAGTCGCAGCTGAAGTTGAATCCCGATTCCCGAATCGTTGGATCGGAGAATTTGAAGTCGGATGCCGTGGCCCACTGTTCTGGATCGACGATGGGATCAACCGTGATGGATGCCAAGTCGCGGAAGATGGCATCATCTGCTACTCTGATCGTGCCGGAAAAGGATTCGTGTCGTGGAAGGAAATCTTCGGGGCGAAGTTCGTTAAGGATTACGAAGAGAAGAAGATGGGCAATTTGCTCGACGAGTACTGGTACAACGGTAGGTCGTTCTTCAAAGTCCTGTTCAGCTCTGCTGTCACGATCCCACGTGAGCAACTGATCTTGGAGTTGAGGCAATACGGCTTCTCCGTAAAGCCGAAGAAGGGTCAGCCACTCTCCGAACTGGAGTCGGCTATCCTGACTATCTCCAACCAGAACCGCATCGACGAAATCGCACCAGTCGTTTTCTCGAAGGATCGAGTCGTCGCATACAACGGTCACCGCATCCTCAACTGCGCTAATATCACACCGACTGAGCCAGATACAGACGGAGATCCATCAAAGTGGCCCTTCATCCACGAATGGCTTAACCAGCTGTTTGTCAATACTGCGGGCAATCGTCACACTGTGGAGTATCTGTACTCATGGCTCAAGCGATTCTATTGTGCAGTACTTGATCGTGAGTTCGTTCAAGGACAGGCTCTCCTGCTTGTCGGCCCAACGAATAAGGGCAAGTCGCTTCTGTCAAACAGAGTAATCTCTGGTCTAGTCGGCGGATATGCTGACGCCAGTGATTACATCTCTGGACAGACGAAGTTCAACAAAGACTTAGGCCGAGTAGCTGCGTGGGTCATTGATGACACCACGTCTGCCGCAAGCTTCCAAGATCAGCGGAAAGCAACGGAGATTATTAAGAGATCCGTAGCAAACCCGCGTGTCGAGTATCAGGCGAAGTACGCGGACGCCATGTCCGTGCCGTGGACGGGACGCGTTATCATGTCATTGAACATGGATGCCAACAGTCTGTCCGTGATTCCGGCTTTGGATTCGAGTAATAGGGATAAGCTTATGGCTCTCCGCATTAGCGATAAGGCGACGAGTAAGTTCCCACGAAACTCTGTTCTGGAAGATCTGATCGAAAAGGAACTACCACACTTCGCGAAGTTCTTGATCGACTGGAAGATTCCCAAAGAGATCGAAGACTTTGGACGTTTCGGCATTGTCAGCTACATCGACGAGACTATTGCATCCGCCGCGTACGACAACTCCAGCCGTAGCTCCGTTGCTGAACTGGTCGAGTTCTTCTCCAAACGCTGTAGGGCGCTCAATCCAGAGATGGATGTTTGGCAAGGAACGCTTACCGAATTCCAAGTGGCGCTCCACGATTTCAACAATGGTCGTGGCGTCGGTATGTCCAACAACTTGGAGTTCGTCCGCCGTGGCATGTCCACGATGGAAGAAGCCAGTCGCAACAACAAGCACCTACGTCCGGTCAAATCACACGGTCAGGGCGGTGGTAAGATCTGGGAGATCAATCTAGATCCCAAGTTCGACATCACGATTAATCCTCAAGATAGCTCAGAAGATCCTCCATCTTCTTGAGCTTCTTGATCGGGATGTGATAGCCATCCACACGATAGGTGAACCCGCTATCTCCATCGGGTTCACCAGCTTTCTTAAAATCTGCCCGCCGTTTGAAAGAGTCTTTTGTGACCCACCCAAGAAGCCATAGCTTTACCATCGAGTCGTGTCCCCTAAGGAACACAAATAGATCGTTCTCAAACATGTGGGTTTTCTTCAACTCCACAGAAGCAACATAGTCCGGCTTCGGAATAGCTTTGGCCCGCTTCGTCTTGACCTCAATGGTTGTTCCAGAATGAGTTTTAAGATCGTAGCTTTTAGAGAACTCTCCACATGGAATGATTATGTCGCCGAGATACTTCTCGACGGCGATCTCTCCGAGCATACCAATCATTCGTCCGGCTCCTCTTGTGTAGGAGTTGGCTAGTACTCCCATACGTTCTGATCGTTCTGCCGCGAGTTTGAAGTCCTCGCCAGACGGGCGGAACTCGATGAACTTCCCGTCAGCGACGGGCTTAAATTGATCAAGCATTTGATTTGGCTATACGTTTAAGGAACCCCTCCCAACTTGGAAAGAAGATCTCCTCCATGCAGCGAACCACTGGCTCCTGCTCATAACGGTCGGCGAAGCCCACACCTGAAAGAAGCAACGATGCCTCCATCAATTCGTGGC